CACACAATGCCTTTTCGGTGGGACTTGCGTTCGGTGGTAATAAATTCATCCTACCACCTCGGTTTTAACTGAAATACTTGTACATCGTGCTGCTTGGTTGGGATTTATTTTTGTATCAAAAACGGGGTTTGGTGTGATTTCCACACGTTCTATGTTGTCACTGGCAAAAGCCCCATAAATGCGCGAAAGGGCGATGGTTTCACCAAGCTTAAAGTGTGAGTTTAAATACTCTTTTAGCTTTTGTTTGGCTTCATTAACCACCACAAGCGCATCTGGGCCTTGTTTCACATAGGTTTTAATTGAAACGTCAAACTCTACTATTTCAGCCCCGCCGACTTTGACAAAATCGGTCAAGGGACGGACTTCATCGGCTGATAGGCGACTGTTTACTGTGTTTAACAAGTCTTGGCTCGCTTGACCATTGTCTTGCTTTGAAAGAACAACGACATTCACAACACCGGGGGACTCCGAATACACAGCGACATCATCTACATCATGATGTGCACTTAATGCATGTGATATATAACTGCCATGACTGCCTGCATTGGTAAAACTCTCGGGCGCTTTTTGAATACGCGCTCGGAAAGTCTCATCACTCTCATAGACATCAGGGGTTGGTGGGATTTCTGTGTCATCGCCTTTTGAAACTAAAAAGCGTTTAACCCCTACAAGCGCGCCCAGATGATCGAGGTTTTCCTTTTCAGCAAAAGCCAGCATCACCTGATGGCCTGCTGAGTTAACATCATGCAGCATCCGATCACAACAAAAGGCTGCCGCTTGTAAGATTTTAACGGCTGGATCACTTTCCACGGTTGCGTCAAACTCTGGCAATGAGGTTTGAAGCTCGGTCAGTAATCGTTGATAGATTTCTTCACTAGTCGGCAGCTTAATAATGTCAGGCTTTGAAAGCTTCGATAAATCGATTTGGCCTCGAATACTCACAGACGCACCTCGATTTGGGTGAGGTTATTTTTGTATTGCCCAAACAAATTTAGAATTACTTTGCCTTCTTGCTGGGAAAACACCACACGTTCAAGGATAAAGCGCGTTTCCCAGCGGCTTAATGCTTCTGCGGTGGCTGCGATAATATCAAGCTTCGTTTCACTGTTAAGTGGCTTATCTATCAAATCAAAAAGGGCTGAGCCATAATCACGTCGCATAACGCGAGTATTAAGCGGTGTTGTCAAAATATCTTCAACACTTTGTTTTACATGATTAAGGCCGCCCAAAAGCTTGCCTGTATTTGCGTTTGTACCGTTCATAATGCAAGTATGACGGTGAACAAGGGGTAAAACTTCCGAATTTCTGCGAAAATTAAATATTTTTTGCTGAAACAATGCCTGTTGCTTGGATATTGCCGTTAAAAGTCGTGTTTTCACAGTCAATAGCCACTGAATTGCCCGTAATTGTCACGTTTTGGGCTTTGATATTGACGTTTTCATTGGATTCGATAACAATGCGTTCGGCGGCATGAACAGTAACATTTCCTGTGCTTCGAATACAGGTGTGCTTAGCACCAGTAAGGTGCGAAATTTGGGTGCCGTCACCAAACTGGAGCATGAATTCATCGCGTGCATTACTAGGTGGTGGCGCGTCATTATGATAAAGCCCATTAATAACCACCCCTTGGTTTATCTGCCCACTTGGTGAAAGGATGAGGACTTGTTCGCCAACTTCTGGTGCGAGCCAACTACTAGTAGCCCCTGTGGTCATTGATACCCAAGCGAGCCAATTAGTTTTTGAGTTTCCTAAGTCAACACGCACACGCGCAGTTGAATAATTCACCTCAGCGACAGTACCAATGCGAATAAGATTGGCAATACGTGCGTTTAAGTCGGTGAGTTGAGATTGCATGATTATTGACCGCCGTGCAATTCTGGGGGTTCTTCCATAGAAGGCTTTTCAAGCATAAACAGATGTTCTTTAATAGCAATTGCCTGATTAAAAATGATTTCCCATACCCGATAGGCTTCATCGTGCGGGCTAAACTCATCGGCTGTAGAGCTGATAACTATCGCAGGCTCGGCATAAATCCCCCAGCGATTACCACGAATAAAGCGACTGATTTTAATCGCTAAATCTTCTAGTTGAATAACGGGATCATCAACAAGCGATGAACCCACAAGCTTTAAGCTAAACTGACAATCTAGAATGCAATCATCGGGTGGCACGTTATCGGGGTAACTAAATTCGGTTAGCTCTAAAAAAACGGCAGGTGTTGCCACTCTTCCCTCAATACGGCTATTAAAACCACCGGTTTTAAGGCTTGGAAACTCTCTTAGGAGTGTTTCTATCGCGTGACATTGAAATTCGGCTATTGTTGTTGGCTTAAAATCCATCTTAATTCCTGAGTAAAAAGTGTTTGTAATCGTTTATTCATTGTTGGCATGATGTTAACTTCTATGACCGTATCTGCCTGTTGCTCAATACTCACAGTTTGCCGCTCAATTGGCAAGCGCGCTTTACTCACTCGCTTAAAAACTTGCGGTTTGGCGCTGTTTTTAACAAGAAAAGCGTTTTTAAAGAGCTTATTACCGGCTTTAATACCGCCTGGTGCGGCTTTTGGTTTTAAATACCCTGCTGAAACGGGTGACAAACCCAACCAAATGCGTGATTGATGGGCCTTTGCATCGATATGGCTTTTTAATCGCCGTTTTATCACAGCATTGGGAAGCCCCGTATCACGGGCAAGTTCGCGTGCAAGATGGGTCATCAACCAGCGTGTTGTTTTGCGTAGTGCGCGGGTTAGTGCAAGCTGAATGTCTTTTTCGGTTGCAGCCATTGACTCTGCAATCGAATCAAGTGCTTTGTTATCAATGCTTAAGTCGACTACATTGGGCAAAGTTGTAATTCCCCCACCCCATCGGCGAATCGAATCGCGGTGATTTCATAGTCTTTTTCTTCAATTGAAAGCTCTTGCCCACGGCGTAACTGTATCACATCTTCATATGCCGCAAAGAAAATCACACTTTCTGTTTCCAGTGTTAGCGCATGTGAGAGATACTCGGTGATATCTTGCGCTGAAAATATCCCGTTAAAGATAAGTACTGCATCTTCATCGGGTAAGTAAGAGCGAGCAGTCATAGCAATGGGGCTATTAAAAAACGCTTCGTTGAATATTTTATGCATAGCTGGCCTTTATTGTTGTTCTTTTATTTCTTAACGGCCGGTGCGTGCTTTTTTTCAATGGTTGATACCTTTTTGTTTTTTTTCTGATCCTTTATCGCACGCTCGGCAACAAGGACCGCCTTTTCTCTTTCGACTAAAAAATCAGCGTGTTCACACTCTGTTTCAATGACACTGCCGATGGGCTGCATATGCCCATCGTGCCAAATACTGCGTAATAACTCTATTTTTTGCCTTCCCATTACTTAGCCCCTTTTTTTAAAGCAGCGGCTTTATTGGCAATAACAAAAGACTCTGTACGTCTAACCGCAAAATCTAAGTTTTGATGCATGACAATTTTAATCACACGGGATTCTAATTGAGTGAGAGGATCGACATTCAATTCAATACCCCCCCAGCTTCCAACGACTAAATCAGTGAAATTGCCAAAAAAGAGCTGGCCTTTTGGGATTTGATTGCTCGCATGAACACCAAAGCCATTAATTGTCCCGTTACTATCAACAATAGGCGCTTGTATACCGTTGCCTCTGGGAATTAACTTGGTTTGGCTGTAATCAGCAGGATTCATGACAAAGGTCATTGATTGCCCTGCAGCATTTTTTGCGGCGATGATTTTTTCAAGCTCAACAAAGTCAGCAAACTGCATCATGTCAACATAATCATACGTTTGAATGCCCGGTGTTTTGGCAAGCCCTAAAGGCTGCTTATTGCCTTCCCCATAAAGTGCGGCACTATCTATTGCAAGGGCTGCTTGGGTTGCCATATCACGCCGAATAATTGCCTCAACATTACTGGCTGAATTGGCGAGTAACTCTTTAGTGACAGACGTTGCAACACCGATTGTACGCGGTTGCATATCAATGGAGTCAAAGCCCACTTGTGAGTGTGCTGCCGCTTCCATCTCACCTACCCAAAAGGCTTTGGTTGAATCGGTTTGCTTAGGAATTTTAATGTAACCACTTAAGTTAGTCATATGTGTGGCTAACTGTAAGGTGACTGACTGGTTATTTAAAATATCAATAAAAGAGCCGTCTAAGTAGCTTTGTTTAATCGTGCCGCTGGCATTAGACGAATCACCTTCAAGACCAGTCATTGTGTGCGTTGTTGTTCTTGCTAATACTTCATAGGGGACAGCAATGCCACTACCTACCTGCATACCCTGACGCTGAGCTTGTTCGCTTACATCAAGCTCAAAAGCAGCCTCATCACGTGCTTTTGTTGAGTTTGGCTGAATCAAATAATTTAAAGCACGTTGAAAGCTAAATTGACGCGCTTCTTTGTCACTTAAACCTATTTTAACTTGTGAATTATCCTTTAATGGCTTGCTACCTTTCTCATGCATTTCATCCATAATAAATTGGCGAAATTGCTCGGGTGTTTTCCCTTCTTGAATAAATTGATTCTGGGCCTTTTCATAACCGTAACGCTTGCCAAGCTCTAAGAGTTCATTGACGCGCTTGCGTTCATTATCTGCTCCTTGCTCAATTGCCTTCGTGTTTAATTCTTCTTTGTTCATGGTGGTTGGTTCCTTTTGAGTGGACGGTAAGATGGATTCTAAATGACGACCGACACCCACACTGATGTCTGCCGGGACACTGACAACGCTTATTTCTAAAGGCTCC